TTTTCTGTATTTCTTCCTTTAAATCATCAAGAGTCTTCCTCAAATGTCCTACCGCTTCTATCTTTAGTTTTTCTTCTTCGGGTTCTGATATCAAAAGTTCCAAGTTATCTCTCTGTTCTTCTGGCGATAAGTCCTTTATATTTCCTGCTTCCCCTGGTTCTCCCTTGTCTCCTGGGTCTCCTTTGGTGGCCTCAACTTCACTAATCTTAGTTTGTAATGTACTAAAACTGTCTTTAATTTCCTTCTGTAGTTTCTCTGTATCTTTTTTGAAGCGTAATGAAGTATCTTCATTCTTTTCAGCTATACGGCCAACAGTCTTCTCTACTTTTCCCACAACACCTTCTGCAATATTAACTCTAGTAGATACGTCTGCCTGTAGTTTATTCACAACAGTAGATACAGTTTTCATTGCTTTAAGCAACTGTTCTTCTGTAATATAAGCATTATCAATAGCCTCAAGAATACCCTTAATTTTATCTAGTTTCTCTAGTCCTTTTTCTTTTATCAGACTGTCTCTTTTTGAGTCTAATTGTTGTAGTTTTTGTGCCATGTTTATATATTATACCATTATTTCATCGGCTCATCTAATAAATAAGCCACAAAACCCCAGAAAGATACCTGCATTATTATGTTTACAATTATTGGATTCATAGTTTTGGTAGTGATGGTAATTTTGGTAGTGATACTTTAAAATTTGGTAGTGAAGGTAATCCAGGCGGAGTTTTAAAGGACTTACCAGAAGTGGTTATTTCTTTTTTCTCTCTTAGTAAAGGTCTAAGGGCCCCAGGAGTTAGGACATTTTTAAATTTAGTTAAACCTTTTAGATCTCCATCTTTATTGGTTTCTAATTTTAGAATCTGAGAAACACCAGTACCTAAATCATCAAAGAATGAAAGCAGTCTTGGTTCTGCAAACCACAGAGTAGGGTCTAAAGCACCAATTAGAATCATCGCATCTCTCGCAGATTTATAAACTAAATCTTCAGAAAATGTTCTGTCTTTTTTATTCTTTAGGGAAGTAGCATAACCGTAAGTTCCTAAACCAATAACAGAAGTTAAAATTGTCAGTCTAGCCAATTCCTGAAATTCTGGTGTCTTCGTTATCCCTTTTTGTCCAGATCTGAGCATTTTAGTTAGTATTTGTATATTACTAGAAACAGTCGATAGAATAGGGACCGCCCATGTTTTATATTGAGTTCCAACCTTACCAGCTGAGGTTTTACCTATTATTGAATTGAAACCCTCAACTACTCTGAATCTACCCATCTTTGTTTGCATTTCTGCTAATCTCTGTGTTGAAATTGCCCCCTTAGCAAATTCTTCTGCTGTCATTTCTCCTAACAAAAATATTTGGTTTGCTCTACGAGAAGCAGCAGCAAAAAGAGAAAACATACCTGTAAATATCTTATCTCCTATACCATCTGAGGCTTCGGACAACCTTTCTGTTAATGTTTCACCAACAAAGTTAGAATATTTTTTAGTCATATCCCTACCTTTTTTTGTTGTTAGCCTAGACAAGCCTTTTGAGTATGATTTACCACCCATTACTGTTGCGTTAGTTATTTGTTCACCAACACTAGAAGCGAGACCGATAGGAATACTTAAACCTAGATCCATAAGTCTAGTGAAACCCACTCCCGTTCTTAATATCCAGTCTAGTTTACCTCCAGGAGAAACGATTTGAGTATCAACAACCCTTCCCTTTTTAGTATTCACCCATTGTTTTACAAAGCGTTTCAGAGAAGAGTCAAACTCCAATCCCCTGGGGGTTAGTTTTTTGGGAGTTAGTGAGTGAGCATATATATCCAGTTCTGGAACAAGTGCATCTAAAGCTTGCTTCTTATAAAAGGCACTGAAATATCCTTGTACCGCCTTTGGAACATTTTTTGTAGGAGTTAATTCTCCAGACCTTTTCATGGAAAACTGGAAGAATTTTTCTAAAGGAAGAATATCGCCTGTCTTTTCATTCAATATATTAAACATTGCTTCATCTTGTTTGTATTGTTTGAACACTTCTTTAAAAGAAGTTAGTAGACCATCATCCTTCCAGGCTTCAAGAAAACCTCGTCTGATATGAGTAATGTAATCACTGATTGTACTTTTTAGTACACCTTGTTGAACCAGATAATCTCTAGCATCAGCATATATATCTTGTATTCTTTTTGAGGCTTTAAGTTCTGCCTCAGTCATACTTTCAGCTAACTTTAGTTTATTTGTTGGAGTTGCTTCTAGCCATTTAAATATCTTCTCATCAGTTGGAGCAATTATACCTAATACTTTTTCTTTAGCTGTTTTCTTTTTAGATTTTCTCGCCTCATTAAATAATGAGTTCATTTCCTCTTTCAGCTTAAACAGCTTAGCGTTAGCATCTAAGATTGCTTTGTTTTTCTCAACCACCATTAAATTATAGAAAGGATTTTGTCTAGCTAGAGCTGTGTCATACCTATATCTATCTAATTCAGATACTTTAATCTTATTGAGTTCTTCTATTGGAACCCCTGTCTTCTTAGCAAGTATTTCCCTTGCTTCTCTCAGAGTTTTTATTTGTGATAGGTCTGTATTCTTTACTGTTTCTAATTGTCTAACTGTAAGAAATTCGTCACCTACCTTAAACTGAGATAGCACTTCATCAAATTTGCGTAGCTCCGCTTCGTTCATTTGAGAGATAGAGGGTAATTCCATTGCTTGCCTAAGATTTTCAGTTTTCTTTAGTTCCTTTTCAAATATAGTTCCTTTTACTTGCACCAGAGCTTCTTGTCTCCTAAATTCTCTGTTACCAAATTCCTGAGCTTCTACAAGAAAACTATTAAATTCATCGTTCGTCATTATAGATATATCCCTACCTTTTCTAAAACGGGCTACTTCGGGATTAGTTAATTGGAACCTCTCTTGCAAAGCCCGCAACCTAGACCTTCTTTCTTTAAAGGCTTTAGATATGAGTGTCTCTCCTTTCCGTATTTCAAGAACTTCACTTCTTACTCCTCTAACCTCACTCTTTATTTGTTCTAAGGTATTTTTCCTTGTTAAATATTGCTGGTAAGCTTCTCTGGCTTCCTCACTATTTTTATAACCTAGCTCAGTTACAATTTCATCTCCTGCCGTTCTGAAAATTCCACCTTTACCTGTTACCTCTGGCAGTTCTTGAGTTTTTTTATTAGCAAATTTAGATAATTTACGAGCTGGATCGTCTAACAAAGCTTCCTCTGCAAATTGGAACCTTAATCTAACTTGATCTAATTCTTCTCTGGTTACCTCTTTTGATTTTAGTAAATCTACTGTTCGTTTAAGTTCTGGAAAATTGATAGGAGTATCAACTAAAGCTTTAGTGGAAACCTTAACAGTTGCTTTCACTTCTGGGATTATTGTCTTTTCCTTGTTAAATATATCTGTGAGTTGGGATTTTGTTAACACTGGTATGTCTCCTTCTAAAATCTGATATGTTTTCCCAACTTTTCCACCAGCAAACTCTTTAAAAGCAATCCCCCTTTTGTTTAGTTTCGGAATAATGTCCTCAAAAAACTCTGACTGTTGTGCTACTGTCGCGAAGTCGGCTTTCCCTGCTGGGAAAATAGAGTTGAAATCATCTGCTGTAAATTTAACAACCTCTCCATCAAAATTTTTATACGTTTTTCCTATCTGATTTTTAATCACTTGCCTACCCTCTGGGGTGGTTAAATCAACCACTGTCCGTTTTATACTTGGGTCAACTCTAAAAAGTTCTCTCCCGAAAGTCTGTGCGGATTGTTTCGTATCTGTGATAAATAATCCCCCACTTTGTCCGCCTTTTCTAATATCCCCCTCTCCAAAAGCCAATTTGCCACTCTTAATATCGGCGGAACTACCATGAAATAGAAAATCGCCCTTCTCCACAAACTCCTCCGCAGTCTTAAACTTCCTTGCTTCTTGTGCTAGGGGTTCTATCTTTGGAGTTATTGTGGGTTTAGCCACTTTTGTAGATAACGGAGTATAACTACCAATCTCAATATCGGCCTTTCTGAAAATGTTTTCGATTGTGTTTGCTTCAGTAGCTTTTGATATTTTAACGCCTAATTGTTCGGCTAATCTGGGTTCTATTTTAGGTATCTCTTTTTTAATTAAGTTTATTGCACCTTGCTCTGTCTTTTCTGCTGCTAATTTAGAGATTGTGGTTTTAGCGATTTGCCCTAGTTTTCTTCTGATACTTCCTATACCAGCGGTTACATCAATTGCTTCACCTTCTCCTATTCTTGAAGTAGGGTCTTCTCGTCTGACAAGCCCCATTAGTAGTTCTTCTTTCTTAGCTTTCTCTATTAGCTCGTCTAAACTCCCAACAGGGCCTTCTTCTCTCGTAGCAATATCAGATAATAATTCAGCTCTGGTTGGAAATAAGAATTTTCTTGCTTTACCCAAAATACCTAACTCAGGTTTCCCTTGTTTTATTTCGGTACCTTTTGCTAATAACTCTGGCACTCTGTTCTGTACGTTACTAGCCAAAGGAGTATATGTATTGGTTTTATTTCCTCCTATTGGTGTATATGCCATAATATTTTATTCTTCAAATATACCAGCAGTCTTATATTGTTCAATCAATGAGTTAACATAGACTTCTTTTGCTTTAGGTGAATTTAAGAAGTTTTTGACCTCAGTATCTTTACTTTTAAAGAAGCTAGCATACCCATTATCTATCGCTAGCTGTTCAAGTTCCTCTTGAGTAAAAGTAGACTTTAAAGAATCCTGAGCTACTTTTTGAGTTACCTGGGTTTCAATTTGTTGTTTTGTAACTTTTGCTTGTACTCCGTAAGTCTTTTCAATGGCTTTTTTCTGTGTTTGATCTGTTATATTTTCTAACACAGCATCAACCCCAAACTGATTTACGTCATTCTCTATATTTGTTATATCGTTAGTGCTAAATCCTGCACCTAGTAACCCTCTTTTATCTTCTGGGGTTATTGGGATACCGCTTTCCCCTGTAGAAGTAGTCCCTCCTGTCTGTCTCACCTCTTTCTTATACTTAGCCGAGTTATTTTGTATTTTAAAGTTAGCTGTTTCTAGGGTATCATTTACACTTATATCAGCATCTGGATATTTCTGCATAGAACTTAGAACAGCATTAGTCTGTGCTTTTTCAAAGGCTTTAGTAGCGTCTAGTTGTGCTTGTTCTTGTTTATATTGAGAGTTAAGCAGAGTAGCTGTTTTGTTTTCGGCTGCTGTTAATTCACTTTGTATAGATGCTAGTTGAGCTTGTTTTAATTGTATTTCTTGCTCTTTATCTTTGTATTTTAAATCTATAGCTCTATCCACAGTTTGTTGTGCAGCACTTAGTTGTCCTTGTAAACCTTGAGCTTGAGCTTGGAGTAGCCCTATTTCAGAAGCAGCAACATTTCTTATCTGTGCTTGAGCACCAATAATAGAGTTCATTGTTATAGGTTTCCCTTGTACATCTGCTGTGAGAGCATTAAATTCTGCTAGTTTAGTCTGTATTTGTGAATTTACATTAGCTACTTGCGAAGTTAAGCCAGGTATATTAGCTTGCTGTTCCGCACTTAGCTGTTCAGCTCCCACTCCTAGACTACCCTCAAAGAGTTTATCTATTTCACCAGTAAGACCACTTGCTTCACTTCGAAGTGCTGCTTCCTCTGCTTGAGATTGCTTTATCTGTTCTAAGTTAGAAGTTGCACCAGCGACCAGAGTATCAGCACCCAAAGAGTCAGAAGTTCCACGAGGTAGATTGAAACGAGCAGTAGATCTTCCACTTCCAGGAGTAATAACAGGAGAAGTCGTGTCTGGAGTGTTTAACCCCCCAGAAATAATAGATGTTTCTACGGGTCTACCCGTTGTGATGGTTCTACCTGTAAAGGAAGAATCAAACTGTTTAGTCTCTCCACCTGGTGTAGTTACAGATAATCCAGCTGGAAATAGTTTCTTAACATCAACAGATCCACTGTATAAACCACCTTGAAGATAAGCGTTAATAGTTGATTTTGCATTCTCAGCAGACAATCCACCAGAAGCTACAGAGCCTCTTAATGTTTGATACAAAGATTCTGGTATAGGCGGGGCAGTTCTAGTAGGTGAAGGTTGTGTGGCTACTCCGACTGTTGGAGAAGGTGTAGGGGCTGGAATAACAGGAGCCTTCGTAGGTGCTGAGGGAAACCTCAGTGCTTGCCTTTCGATGCTTTTTTTAGTTCCTGTCGATACTCTCTTTCCGTCCACCAATAGCTCAAAGAGTCCTGAAGCGTTTTGTTTTATTTGAGTTGCCATATATTTATATATTATACCACATTTATTTCTTCTTCTTTAATAATTCTACTTCTTCTTTTAAATCTTCCACCATTTCCATTGCTAATCTTGCTAAGGCGAGAGCATCGTTCTCTAAGTTTATCCTTTCATTCGGTGTGAGGGGTCTACCAAGACTTAGTTCAGTCTCTTCGTCTAGTTTGTCTTTAGTTTTTTGTTTAAATTTTCTCATATGTTTACAAACTTAACTGGAAGAGCCTGACGGTACCTACTGAGCCTGCCGTACCAACATCACCTGCATCACCATTTGAGTTACTTCCTGTTCCCCCTGTTCCACCCGCTCCTGCTGTTCCAGCAGAAACAGTAAGAGAACCAATATTCTCTAAGGTATTGTACACAAGAATTATTTGACCTCCGTTACCCGCTCCTGCACCTCCTCCGCCACCTGCTCCGTCTGTACTTCCGTTTGCCCCATTACCCCCATCTCCTCCTGCTCCACCATTAGCAGTAATAGAAGCAGAAGCCCCAATCACAATGTTACGAGCATAGATGGCAACTATTCTACCTGCTGTACCTCCACTACCGCCACTACCGCCATTAACACTACCAGGGGCACCTCTTGTACCTCCACCGCCACCACCCGCTACAGCTGAATTGTCATATTTAACAGTAGAGCCACTCGAAGCAATATCAAGTAGAACAGCAAGATGCCAGTTAGCAATTAGTTTTACATTTGAAGCAGTAGCTGTTCCACCTGCACCCCCAGTACCAGGAGATTGTGAATCTCCGTGATTATCATCGCCTCCATCTCCTCCAGCAGAACCATTATCTCCTAAAGAATTTGAAGTATTCGGGCCAGTACCCCCATTATTTGGATCTTGCCCACTGTTTCCACCCCGTCCTCCGATTCCCCCAGCTACAGCCCCTTTAAGATAACCATCTGCAAGAGCAGCAGGGGCAGAAGTATCACTACCATTTGCCAAACCATCCACGCCGTCATTACCATTTCCTGAAATCTTCCCCGTTCCACCCAGAGTAAGAGTCCCTGTGCAGAACACTCTGTAACCAGCTGGATTCAATGTGCCAGTTCCGTCAATAGTTAAATCAGTATAGTATTTGTCAGACGTAAGAGTAGTAGTTCCGCTTGAGATTGTTGCTGCTCCATCACTTCCATCACCAAAAGAGAAGACACCACTGTTGGATATTTTGTACTGTGTTGTAGCTCCACCCACCTTAATATCCTTAAAAACAATACTTCCATCACTATCATAAAGAATACTTCCGTTGGGATTACTCAACGCCTCAAGTATCTGATTAGTATCCTGTAGAGGGATTTCAACTAAGTTAGGGGCAAGAGCTTTTGGTTTTATTTCAAAGTCATCAGCCATTAGTTTAGGATTATACTTTTAATCTGAGGGGAGGTATTGGAAGCCCCTGTTGTTAATTCACATCTAATTTGAGCGGATTCAGTATATGGTATGTTCACAGCAAAACTATGTGCAATAACAGCACCTAAACCTGAAAAGTCATAAGTTCCTATTGTAGTGAAAGAAGAGGAGAGGTCTGTTCTGTATTTAAGTCTTATTCCTTCTCCAGAAGCTAGGGCCTGTGCCAATATTAGTTGACCTTTAGAAAATTGCCTTTTCCTTAAATAGGAACCTACAGTATAAAAAGCAGATTCAAAATAACCACCATAAGAAGTAGTCCGTAGAGTATTTGTAGTTAGGTCGATACCGTATGTTGCGTTGTCTCTCCACCCTGCTAGGATGGTATCCCTTGAAATACTGAGTAAAGCACCAATTTTAAGGGGGTTAGATGTTCCATCATTACCAGTTGAGACAATATGCTCAAGATTTAGAATATTACCTTGCGATGTTTGTAGCATAGACCACACTCCCATACCAGGAATTGAACCAGAACCACCAGTTGAAAGACCGAAAAACAATCTTCCTTTATAGTTTTCCATAGCCCCAGGAAGAACCTCAATATACTTTCCACCTTCAAGGGAAGACACAGAAGAGGGTATCTGAGCTATCACGTTCGCTTGTGAGCCATTAGAACTGAATATCTTACCATCTATACCTGCTTGAATGAATAAGGTGTTATTGATGTTAATCATTGAGTTAACACCGTTCTCAGAGAGCTGTAGAGGTAGACCGAAAGAAGGAGAGCTTCTATCCCAGGGGAAGATGTCTGCTATTTTAAAGTCGGCTATATTAGTTCCTTGCCACGTTCCTATCATCAAGTTGTTACTCAATTCTGCTAGAGTTTTTACTTTGTAGTTAGGTGGTAAATCAAGGGCTTGTTGAGTATATGTAAAAGTAGCTGCTGTTCCTGGAGCAAAGGTCTGTCCCGTTACTTCGTCTAAAGAAAAGACATAACGTCCTGCACCTCCGTATAATTTGTTATCATTGGAAGAGACAATCATTGGATGCCAAGCTGTATCACTGTCGATTGTCTGCCATGAGTTATTCCATGCCGCCCCTCCTGACAAAGGCCCATATGTATCAAGATTAGTAGCTCTAGCTACAATAAGATAATCTTTAAAGATAGTCATTCCTTGTCCTACACCACCTGCTGTTTCACCAGCAACAGTAGCCCAAGTAGCACCAGAATCATCCGATTTGTAGACTTGTCCTCCTAGATCAAGTGCAAAGACATTAGCTGGTGTTATAGGATCTCTTACTAGCCACAAGACTAAATCAGTGACAGTTGAACCTGACTTTTTAGCTAAAAGGTTATTCAGTCTAGCAATGCCTGGAATAGTATTGATGTCCAGATTCCTACAGTCTCCATTTCCAACATGAGGAGAGCTTGATATTCCTTTATTTGGAGCTGGAATTATTAGGTCTTTAGCCATTATTATTTATTATTCTGATAACCTCCTACCATTCTTTGTTTGTTGTCTTTGTCTCTATGGGAGAAGTAAGTTCGTATTTCCTGTTCTCCTATTAGAACTTCTTGAGCTACACTCTGAGCCTGTGGTAGTTCTTTTTCTATCAAATAAGGTAAAGCTGCAGCTCTTGCAAGGTATGTGTGATGAGTACCAGGTACACCAGGAACCTTAGTCGTGTCTGTTGAGGCCATATAAGAAGCTGGTCGATTGAAGTATGCCTTTAATCCAGCTGTTTCATTGTAATCTGGAGATGGTCTTAGATATATAAAGTCCCCATATTTTGTGTAATGAGTTGGAGTTCCACTTGTGGGGCTAAGATATAGCTCTTGGAAAGTTCTTGTAGAAGAACCACCATTTAGATAGCCTGAAGCATTACCAGGGGCTCTAGCGTCTAAGTTAGATATATCCTCACGGATTAACTCAATTCCTTTACCGGCAGAGTCAAGAACTTCTAACTTAATAAGACTTAATACTTTTTCTGTAAATGTCCCTATCTTGTATCTGTTAGTACCAGAAACAATGTCTTGAGTATCAATAGGCGGTGCTGCGTTGTTTATGTCATCAAAATTCCACCTACCATCTGCATCAAAAGCAATACTGAAATATCTATCCAAAGCTGAGTTGAATCTCCTAGTCATATCTTTCAAGCTGTATGTATTTGTGGTTGCTCCGCAGATAAGTAAGATTTCTGTGATTATATCTTGGTCATCTGCATCAGAATTATATTGCATTGTGTATTTTAATTATTTTTAATGTCCCTAGTCTAATCCCCAAAAAGGGGACTAGGTAGAGAAACTAAATAGCTTCCCATGTTGCCTGACAAGCCCCTGTTGGACTGTAAGCAGCTCCACCTGAGTTTGATGTGTAGTTGTTTGCACCACCTTGCATACCTACTACGAACCATTCCTCAGAAGCAAATACATCGTTAGATGTAGTTGTTGCGAAATGAGCTCCTGTCTCACTAGCTCCGATTGTTGCTGAACCTAGAGACGAAGTTGTAGCAAAAGCTGTTCCTGCTCTAGCAAAAGTAACAACAGTTGCTGTAGTAGTAGACACTGAGAAGTTAATCCCACCTCTTACTAGCTTTGAAGCTCCAGCTGGTGCTTGAATAGCACACACAGTTGTTGTTGCTGAACCTAGAGAAGTTGTTTTGCCCTTAAACTGTACCACTCCACCAACTCCTGAATAGTTGTATGGTGACAATGGTCCAGTGATAGCTCCTACTGTTGGCTCTGATTTTATTACCTGAGTTGTTGTTACGTTCTCCCTGGATACCGCAAACCCTCCCAATACTAGGGCTAAGATTGCGACTCCGATTGTTATGTTATTCTTCATTGTTTAGTTATAGTTAATTGAACCTGTTAAACGACCTTTAAAACTCTTTCTTTTGTCCTACTTCTACATGAAGGTCACTGGATCCACCAGAGACTATCTTGTAAGTTAATCTTGCATACTTAGCAGCAAAATTATTCGCAACAATAGGGAATGAAGTCGTTACTGTCTCATTGGCTGAGGATGTTGCTGCGTTCCATGTATATAGGTTACCTGCTGTTCCAAGTATTAAGGCTGTTGGATTTCCAGCAGTAGGTACTTGCATTGGATACCAATCACTATCATTATTCGAGAACTCAACCCCTACGTTTACGTCTGGAGGTGTGCTTGTTGAATATGAAGCTAGGAATACATGGATTACGTTGCTGTTTTCTGGATCAAAGGCTAACGTAGAAGTCGCCGAACTAGAAGTGATATGAGTTGCTGTAGATGTGGCTGTATTATTTGCAGTCTCATTTGTATTCACTTGCGTAGAACTTTGACTCGCTTTCACATTACTAGGCCCTTGAACCAAGACGAAAGCAACGATTACGAGAATTCCGAGTGTTCCACCTATGGCTAATAATTTTTTCATAATGTTTTTTATAGACTTTTTAACTTAGCTTCAAGAGCCTCTTTCTTAGCTTCATATTTAACAGGATTGTATTCCTTATAAGCTTCGATTAGAGCCTTGAAGGTTGCTTTGGCTTTAGAAATAACCTTAACCACTTCTACGATTTCTTCTTTGGCCTCTGCTTTTTCTTCTCTTTTTTCTTTGTTTTTACTCATTTGTTTGATTAACCCTTCTGAGCTTACGGGGGAGGCGAGGTAGTGGAAGGTCGCCCCCTTCGTCAGCTCAGAAAGAGCTAACGGTTAACTAATAATTAAGCAAGTGTGATGTCTACTACAAGACCAGCCTTCTGAGTCCATAGTTTGAATCCTACATAACCATAAGTTACGATTTCCTTACCTGTTTTAAGAGTTACATCTTTCTCTTCAAATCTGATACCTCGTGGCTCAGCGTATGTAGATACTCCCTTAACTCCGAAGACTCTGTGACCAGAGTTAGTAACAGTTACAGTTCCGATTGTGTCGTCTACGAATGTTCCAGATCGAACAACATAGATATCAATACCCATGTAGCTACTCATGAAACCATTTCGAAGGGCTGCGTCTGCGTATGAGAATCCGTTTGAAGCTTGTGCTTGAACGAAACCAGGAACGTCTGTATTCTCGATAACCAAGAATAGACCTTTGTAAGCATCACTATAACCCATAACCTTAGACATAAGGTTAGACATGATTATGTTGATGTTTGCAGCTGTTGTGAATCCTCCTGCTGGTGTTGTGTATGTACCAGTAGCGTCTTCTGTAAGACTGTTGATAACAAAGTTATCAATCTGAGTTGCGATAGCATATGCTTGTTCGTCTGTTCGGTTAGCAAACAAATTGAAGTTGTTTAGTAAACCTTCAAAGTCAAAAACATGTTCTGCGTAAATCACTTCGTCTGTGACTGTCAGTGTGTCATCTGTCTGTGTCCATGCAGATACAGTGTAAGTACCAGCAAGAGCTTGCACAGTTGCTGTAGGTTGATTACTGTATGGGTTTTGGATTCGGTAGTTATTACTTCTATCTACTTCACAGATTTTCTCAGCAACTAGGGCTTTTCTAAGAACCTGTTGCATTACGGTTGAGCGATACTTATCTCTCCAACCACGGCTTGATGTTGTATTTATAATGGTAATTCTTATCTCCCCTTTACAACGATTAGTCAGCGAACGTTATCATATGATTTATGACATTTAACACACAACCTGATCCAATCCACGATGTCTCTTTTGTATAACCCACTAACATTTGCCCAGTGGTACACGCTTTTGTTTGTGTCTTGACACTTAGAACAAATCTTTGGTTTTCCAAGATTACGCTCAACCCAATAATGAAGACCTCTATAGCCCACTTTATCACCTTTCCACATTGAGTTTTTCTCGTTCTTACGAGTCTCCTTATAAAGCAGAAGAGTTTGTTTAGAATGTTTTTTACCCAATCTAGCTAGACTACATTTCTCTCTGTGTTCTTCAGACAATTTCTTACCCTTATTCCATGGTACTCGGCCTGTTGAAGTAAATGTGGTGCTACAGCTTGTAGAGCAAAAACGCTTCTTGTCCCATTGGGTGCGACTTTCTTTAGATTTCCGATTAAAAGAAATCTTACAAATTAGACATATTTTAGGATTAGTTTTGAATCGTTTGTGTAAATATATTCCTTTCGGCATACATCTATTATACCATTCTCTGGCTAATCATTGCAAAGTTTTGAAAGAACTGGATTAACTTAATAATCCACTACCCGAAGAAAACTACTCGTCTTTATTCATCTTCTTCGCCAGTCGTGCCTGAACGAGTTTGTTAATGTCTTCAGCTTTCTCTGGGAGTTTTCCCTGTTCGGCTTGTTCCAATAAATTCTCGCCTGACACTTTTGAAGTTCCTCTAGCACTTTTGGTATTAGATACCTCAGCACTTCTACGAACTTCGGCCTTATCAGATAGGATAGATAGTAGCGTCTTATCTTTTATAGCTTCTGGTACAGAGATTTTACGATATTTGGCATAGGCTTTCACCTCGTCAACATCTTCCTCTGGAACATCACTCTTGAGAAGAGCATACATATCCTTTTCTGACAAAGTCTCTTGAGACTCCACTTTATTTGTCTCGTCTTTCTTTTCTACTTCCTTTGGAGCGTCTTCCTTTTTATTGGCCTTGTCCCTCCAATGGTCTTTCTGAGCTTCGGTAGTTTGGATTTTCTTCTGTGCCCATTCGGGTAAAGAATCAAAGTCTTCTGCTACTTCCGCTGTTTCCACTTCCTTGTTTTCAGTTGTCTCTGTATCGATTGTTGAGTCGATAACCTCAGTTTCATTTTCTTCCATAGTTTTGTCTATTATTCATTTGTCCCCCTTTCGAGTTCGGTTTTGTCCGTTATTATTATAATTATACCACGATGTAACTATTTTGTAGAATCTTTCGCCATTCTTTCTCTTTTTTCTGCCTTAGTCTCTGCTGGTGCAGTAGCTAATACATGTAGTTGCATTATCATTTGTTCTACATGAGAGATTAAAGAATTTCTAGCCTTTAAGTTTCTAAGAGCTTCCTCTGGTGTAGAGTTGTCTAAATCAACTGTCATCCATAGGTCAACTGTTTGTCCTAGTGGAGCTTGTGGATCTATTTCTGGTAAAAATACCTTCCTTAGAAGTTTTAACA